AATTAATACTTAGTAAATATGCGATTTGCTGAGTATATATTTTACGCTCAAGGGAAAATTATATGTTATTTCAAGAACAAATCTCAAGAAAACCAGACTTATATCCATGGACAAAAGACTTTATTGAAGCTATTTGGAAAGGATTTTGGACACCAGAAGAATTTAACTTTCGTTCAGATTATTCACAATTTAAATCAGATTTAAGTCCAGAAGAACGTGAGATTGTTGTTAAGACTATGTCAGCTATTGGTCAAATTGAAATTGCTGTTAAATCATTTTGGGCAGATGTGGGTAATCATTTACCACATCCATCGATTAAAGACTTGGGTTATGCTATGGCTAATTCAGAAGTCATTCATAATATGGCATATGAGAAAATTCTTGATGTCTTGCATTTGACTCATGTATTTGAAGAAAATCTAAATGAAAAAGTAATCAAAGGCCGTGTAGATTATTTGCGTAAGTATAACAATAAAGTTTATGCTGACGATAAAAAGCAATATATCTACTCTATCATGTTGTTTACATTATTTGTTGAAAATGTAAGTTTATTTAGTCAATTTTATATTATTATGCATATGAATCGTAATAAAGCTGTAATGAAAGATTGTGCGCAACAAGTACAATATACTCGAAATGAAGAAATGCTACATGCTCAAGTTGGTATTAAACTAATCAATACATTACGCGAAGAATACCCAGAATTATTTGATGCAGAATTGGAATCAAGAGTAAGAGAAGAATGCATTGAAGCTTTGAAAGCAGAAAGTAAAGTAATTGATTGGATTATGGGTGATTATGAAACAAAAGGTCTATCGGCTTGTATTCTTAAATCATTTATTGCTAAAAGAATGGCAGATTCCTTAGATCAAATTGGTTTTGATAATTCAGAGATTATATATAATCAAGATGATATTGATCAAACATTTTGGTTTGATGAAGAATTACTAGGAGCAAATATGACAGATTTCTTTCAAAAGAGGCCTGTTGAATACGCAAAAGGTCAGGGTATTACTGCAGATGATTTATTTTAAAGGATTATATAATGGGATTTGAGTGGGCTAATGATGATTCACGACTTTTTTTAAGTCGTGGATATATTGATGGAAATATGACAACTGAAGAGCGAGTAAGAATGATTGCTCAAGCTGCAGAAGAAATTCTTGATAAAGAAGGATTTGCTGATAAGTTTTATGATTATATGAGCAGAGGATTCTATTCTCTTTCGTCTCCAGTATGGTCTAATTTTGGTACTAAAAAAGGATTACCTATTTCGTGTAATGGTGTTTTTGTTGAAGACGATATGGCATCGATTTTAATGAAAAATGCTGAAGTGGGTATGCAAACTAAAATGGGTGCAGGAACTTCAGGTTATTTTGGATCTATTCGTGCTAGAGGCGAACCAATTAAATCTGGTGGAGTTGCTGATGGACCTGTCCATTTTATGAATCTTACAGAAACTCAAGTAGATGTTGTTGCGCAGGGATCTGTAAGAAGAGGATCTTTTGCTGCGTATTTGCCTATTGATTCACCAGATATTATGGAGTTTTTAGAGTGTCGTGAAGAAGGTTCTTCTATAATGCATTTGTCACTTGGTGTTTGTATCTCTGATGAGTGGATGCAATCTATGATTGATGGTGATGCTGATAAAAGAACTGTATGGGCAAGAGTACTTCGCAAGCGCAGAGAAAGTGGTTATCCATATTTGTTCTTTAGTGATACAGTAAATAATAATAAGCCTCAAATTTTAAAAGATCAAGATATTCCTATTTGGGCTTCTAATCTTTGTTCTGAAATTTGTTTGCCATCAAGTGATGAGTGGTCATTTGTGTGTAATCTAGCATCCATGAATTGTGCTACATTTGATGAATGGTCTGAAACTGATGCAGTAGAAACGATGATTTGGTTTCTTGATGCTGTAATGGAAGAATATATTGAAAAAACTAAAGATATTCAGTTTATGCATTCTGCTTATAATTTTGCTTTACATTGGAGAGCATTAGGTTTAGGACAATTGGGATGGCATACATATCTTCAATCTAAAAGTGTGGCATTTGAATCATTTGAGGCACAAATGCTTTCTATGAAAATTAGTAAATTTATTGATGATAAGTCACTCGAAGCATCAAAAGAATTAGCAATTGAATACGGTGAACCAAAAGGTATGTTAGGAACCGGTGAGCGCAACTTAACACGAACTGCTATTGCTCCAACTACTTCATCATCATTTATTCTTGGACAGGTATCACCATCTATTGAGCCACTAGCATCTAACTATTTTACAAAAGATTTAGCAAAAGGTAAATTTACTTATCGCAATCCACATTTAAAAGGTGTGCTACATGATCATGGAAAAGATAATGAAGAAACTTGGGTAGATATTCTAAAACACGGTGGGTCAGTTCAACATCTTGATTTTTTATCTGAACACGAAAAAGATGTATATAAAACATTTAGTGAAATTACACCACTTTCTATTGTGCAACAAGCTGGCGGAAGACAAAAATATATCGATCAATCTCAATCATTAAATATTATTATTCATCCAGATATTCCAGCAAAAGATGTCAATTCTTTAATTATTGAAGGTTGGAAGTTAGGAGTTAAAACATTTTACTATCAAAGATCAGCAAACCCTGCGCAAGAATTAGTTCGTGATATTATGAACTGCGCTAGTTGCGAAGCGTAAGGAAGACTATATGTTACACTATTATATTGAGTGCGATTATTGTGACGCAGAATCACAAGTATCAACAGAAGACAAAGAGCCTGAATATTGCCCATGTTGTGGACATGAAATAAATGCTCAATTATTAGATGCAGAGGATAACGATTAATTTATATAAATAGTATTTTGTAATTAAGGAATACTATATTGTGGTTATTTGAAAATAAAGAGTTTGATCCAGCTGATTCTCGTATTGATGACTTAGCTGGATTTGTTTACTGTATAACTGATTTAAACAACGGTAAAAAGTATATTGGGAAAAAAACATTATGGTCCACAAGAAGACTTAAACCCTTAAAAGGTAAAACTAGACGAAGAGTAAAAAAAGCTCAATCTGATTGGATGAGTTACTATGGCTCAAATGAAGAAGTTAAGTTGCTTGTAGAAAATGATGGAGAAAATAGATTTAAAAGAGAAATACTAAAGTTATGTAAGACAAAAGGTCTTATGAGCTATTATGAGGCAAAAGAACAATTTGATCGTGAAGTCCTTTTTAATGATGAATATTATAATGAATTTATTGGATGTAAAATTCATTCAAAGCATGTAAAAGGAAAAGAATAATGTACGAATATAAATGTACTATTAATAGAGTAGTTGATGGAGATACTGTTGATGTAGATATTGATCTTGGATTTGGTATTGTGTTAACTGATGAAAGAGTTCGTGTAATGGGTATCGATACACCTGAATCTCGTACCAGCGATAAGGTTGAAAAAGTTTTTGGTAAAGCAGCTAAAGCAAGACTTCAAGAACTTCTTGGATCTGAAGGCGTGTTAAAGACTGAAATCAATAAAGATGGTGAAGATATGAAAGGTAAGTTTGGTAGAGTCCTTGGTGATTTTGTTGCTCCTGACGGACGTATGTGCACCGATATTCTTATTGATGAAGGTCATGCCGTTCCATATCATGGACAATCAAAAGCTGATGTTGAAAAGGGTCATTTAGCTAATCGTCAAAGATTAATGCAAGAAGGTAAAGTAGACGTAAAATTAATTCAAGAATTATCTGAATAAAAGGTTTACAATTGAGTAATACTATGATATAATAACTATATAATGAAAGGAATCAACTATGATTTTAATTGACTTCTCAGGTATTTCAATTGCACCTGTTGCAATGGGTTTAACAAATGCTGATGAAAATCTAATACGCCATATGATATTAAATAGTATTCGTATGTATCGTCAAAAGTTTAAAGACAAATATGGCGAAATAGTTATTGTATGTGATGCCGGCGGAAACTGGCGCAAAGATGTATATCCTGAATATAAAGGTAAGCGCAAAGAATCTCGTGAAAAATCTAAAATTGATTGGGAAGAAGCTTTTCGTTGTATTAATTTAGTTCGTGAAGAATTAAAAGAACATTTTCCATATAAAGTTATTCATCAATGGGGATGTGAAGCTGATGATTCTATTGCTGAAATAGTAAAATGGACTCAAGAGTTTGGTAATCATGAAGAGGTAATGATTGTATCTGCTGATAAAGATTTTCGTCAACTACAAAAATATGGTAATGTTCGTCAATGGTCAACAGCAACTAAGAAATTTGTAGATGAACCTAATCCTAGATTATATCTTGAAGAACACATTCTTACTGGATGTGGCACCGATGGTGTACCAAATGTATTATCAGACGATAAATGCTTTGTTGAAGGCCGTAGACAAACACCATTATCTGCTAAGAAAAAAGCAATACTACTCGAAGATCCAAAAGCTTTAGGTGATGAAATTTATCGTAATTATTTACGCAATAAAAAACTAATAGATTTAACGGAAAAATCAGAATGTCCTCAAAATATTAAAGAAGAAATTATAAATACATATGAAGCACAGGATCAGTGGGCAAATAAAAGTAAAGTGTTCCCATATCTTGTAGCTAAGCGTTGTAGAATGTTAGTTGAAAGTGTACAGGAGTTTATATAATAATGATAAGTGATATAATTAATGATACAAGAAAAGCTCGATCTAAAAAAGAAAAGATTGAGATATTGAAAAAGAATGAATGCTGGGCATTAAAAGATATTTTAAGAGGAACATACGACACTAGTGTTCAATTTAATATCCCAACTGGCCCTCCTCCACCATTTCAAGCAAATGAAGGTTACAATGCACCATCTAATCTTTATAAAAGACATAAAGATTTTATTTCATTTGTTAAAGGTGGACCTGGTGACTCTATGCAAAAAGTAAAAAGAGAAAAAGCTTTTATTATTTTGTTAGAGTCAGTTGAGCCACCTGAAGCAGAATTAATTATTAATATGATTAATAAAAACCCAATAAAAGGAGTCACCAAAGCAGTAGCAAAAGAAGCCTTTCCAAATTTGATACAGAAATAAATATATAATGATTGGAAAATATACTTATAATTAGATTTATAGACAGACCTTCTTCGGAAGAGTCTGTCTTTTTTTAGGAGAACTAAAATGGTTTTACATAACAATCAAATAGCGAAATTACAAAAAGATTCTACTGAGCTCAAAGCTTATGTAGAGGAAATAAAACAAAAGGGTAACCATTCTTTAGCTAAGAAACTAGAATCAAAAAAAGTATATTTAGATCAGAAGATATATGAATTAGAGGATATGGTAGCATAATTCCTTACAAGAAATAGTATAAAAAGGGAACAATTAGTTTTGTTCCTTTTTTTATTTGTATAAATATAGTAAAATGGTTTAGCAAATTATCGGATGGGGTAGACATGAAAACTTTTAAACAGATGAACGAAGATATTCAACATCAAAAGAATGTAAATGAGAGTATTGCAACAAGAATCAAACAAGCTATAGCTGGATTTAAAACTAATCCGGCTGATCCTAAGAAACATGCCGCAAGAATGAAAAACATAGCTAATAGAGCTGCTAAGCAAGATGCCGAACATGAAAAAGCAAAAGCAGCTATGCGTGATAAAAGTAAAAGCAATGCCAAAGAATTAGCAGGCTTAAAAGGGTTAAGCAAAGGTTATAATATTACCAAAAAAGGTAATGCTGATAATCCAAACTCAATGCGACCTAAGGATAAAGACGGAAATCCTAAACATGGATCATTATGGAGTTCCACTGTAAAACATAATCCTAATAATAAAGGCTCAATGGCGCCCCATCCTAAAGGAGATTGGGTAGATGCTGCTG